GGCGTGCGGTGGATGTCATTCTCACCAAGCAAGGCAAGCGAGAAGCGCCTGACCTATCGGATGTCGAAGCGGTGCAGATGGGTCATGTCATGCAACCTGTCATTGGGCGCTTGTTTCAAGACAAACACAAGATTGAATTAAAGGAAGCTGACTATGCTCTCACTCACACCAAACACGATTGGATGCGTTCTCATTTTGATTTCATTAGCGCAGATGGTACTGTGCTTGTTGAAGCTAAAAACTATAGCGCTGGAGTTCGTAATAAGTTTGATGCCGATGCTAATCGGATTCCTGATGCTGACCTTGCCCAGCTCATACACGAATCTGCTTGTCATCGTATCAATCGTATATTTTTGGCTGTTCTATTTGGTGGAAACGAATTTGTAACCATTGAATTTGACATCACCGAGGGTATGAAAGATGACTTAGTACAGCGTATGGCTAAGTTGTGGGCGTATTGCAAGACCGACACCCTACCACCCGCAGAAACCATAGAGCAAACCAAACTGGTGTATCCAAGTAGCACCGATGAAACGATTGTAGCTACACAGAACATTGAGGTAGCAGTCGCCCAGCTCAAACAGTACAAGGCTAACATCAAGGCGCTAGAGGATCAGAGTGAAGCTCTAGAGGTAGCCATTCGCAACACCATGGGCGATAAAAGCGAGATCGTATCCATCTCAGGCGATACCTTAGTGACCTGGCGCAGTAGCAAGACCAGCAAGCGCTTCTCTAGTGATCTCTTTAAACAAGCCATGCCAGACATTTACGAGCAGTTCGTGATTGAGCAGCCTGGTAGTCGTAGATTTTTAGTGAAGTAAAGCCTAATGAAAGGGGATAAGATGAGCAATATCGTGAGTTTTACCGATATGTCGCAGATGGCTGAAGCAATCGCCAAAAGCGGTTTATTCGGAATGAAGGACACCAATAGCGTACTAGCGCTAATGGCAGTAGCACAAGCGGAAGGTATGCACCCAGCCACAGCAGCACGGGATTTCCATATCATCCAAGGCAGACCAGCATTAAAAGCCGATGCGATGCTTGCTCGGTTTCAAAATGCGGGTGGTAAAGTTCAATGGAAGGACTATACAGATGAACAAGTTACAGGCGTATTTAGTCACCCCAACGGTGGAGAGCTTGCCGTTACCTGGACAATCGAACAAGCAAGCAAGATCGGGCTGGTCAAACCAGGTTCAGGCTGGCAAAAGTTCCCAAGGGCAATGCTACGATCCCGATGTATTTCAGAGGGTATACGAAGCGTCTTTCCTGGATCAGTTACGGGGTTCTACAGCCCTGAAGAAGTGGCTGATTTCGAACCCAAAGACATGGGAAAGGCTGTCAACCTCTCAGAAATTAAAAGCGATGAGCTTACCATTGACGAAGATAGCGGGGAAGTAATACCACCCAAGGTCAAGGGTAACTTTGCTGCTCATGTTCATAAACTACACCTGTATGTGCCAGGTCAAGAAGAACCCTATGCAACCTACCTATCCCTAGAGGATTGGATTGAGGGGTTTATAGACATCTTTGGTCGTATCCAAAACTCAAGCAAGTATGACGATAAAGAGAAAACCAAGAAGTACAACCAATTGCGAGCTGCGAATGATGCCTTTACAAAGACATTTAGTGGTACGCAAACATCCAAGTTTTTAACCAAAATAGCTGAACTAAGGAGAGATTGATGAGTAACGGACATATCGCCCAAATGGGCAAGGGAGTGTTGTTTGGTAATTCCAACAAGACGCATGAGAAAGCACCTGATTGGAAAGGTACGCTCTTATTGTCTGAGGACTACAAGGCTGGGCAAACACTTAAGATTGCTGGCTGGACTAAGAACACCCCCAAAGGGCAGTTAATTAGCTTGTCAGAGGATAACTGGAAGCCACAAACTACACAGCAATATCCTCGAGAAGTTAATAAAGATGACGGTGAAGTACCATTCTGATTAAGCTAGACTTGCCCTACCCGCCATCCATTAATAACTATTGGATAGCGAGTGGGCATCGTAGGTTTATTAGTAAGCGTGGGCAGTTATTCCGCCAAGAAGTCATGGTAGCGTGTTTACAAGGGAGAGTACCAAAATTGGGTTCACAGTCACTCATGGTTCACATTATTTTGCAGCCACGCAATAAGAAGCTAATGGATATTGACAACTGCGCCAAAGCGATTTTAGATAGCCTAGAACACGCTGGTATCTTTAGCTCGGATGTTCAGGTGCAAAAGCTATTGATCGAGCGTGGCAAGCCGATTAAAGGTGGTGGCTGTCAAGTCATGATTGAGGTAATCCCCTCTAGCTCAGAGGAGAATCCGCAAGGATAGTTAGGTAAGGTGCGCCAGCCATCTTTTTGAGCAAGCTGGCACTATTAGAGATAAAGGCACAAGAGAAATGAACAATGAACCAGTAGCAATTCGATATGACTTTGATGGATACGGTTATCAGTACATGGATTCAGGAAGTGGTAGCGATTGGCAGTCTAGGGTTAAAGGCGAACCACTCTATACCCATCCAGTAAAAGAACTAACAGATGAGGAAATAACAAGTGTATTCCGTGCATCATCTGACCATATTGAATTTGCTAGAGCAATATTAAGAAAGGCACAAGAGAAATGAATACCTTTCACGAAGATCTTGAGCGTGGCAAAGCGATTGAGAGCAAAGCCTTGGATGTTATCCGCAAAAAGTATCCCTCCGCTAGTTTGATCGAAGCTTTTAAGGGCTACGACATTTGGATACCTGAGTTGCATAAATCGATAGAAGTTAAGTACGACCCGATGAGTAACGAAACTGGGAACATTGTGGTTGAGATTGAGATGAACGGCAAAGCATCTGCGCTCATTACAACGACTGCGGACTATTGGTTGTTCTATGATGACCACGTATTTGTGTTGATCAAGCCAATAAGTATTGTGAATTGTATTTTTCAACAAAAGATGCAGTACGTAGAGTTTGTTGGGACTGGTGACAGATCCCCTAAGAAAGCTTTTTTAGTACCAAAAGAAGTTCTTTTTAAATGTGGTAAACAACTGGAGAAATGATGACGACATTTACAACAGAAGATCGTTTAAATGCAGAGTCTTTGAAGGATGTGTTCCAAAGCGTTTCAAGGAAAGTTTCTAAAAAAACTTTGTTGAAGTCTAGTCCTAGCAACACACCCTACATGACATCTACTGGCATTCAAATAGGAAAGTATTACCAACCGCCAAAGTATGTGGAGGAGGATGCTGATATGTTAAGGCTACAGTCTTACCTTATTGGAGATCCAGCAATGCTTAAGCGGCAGTATTGGCTTGGTTTTACATACAAAATGTTGCTTGCTTTTGCATTGCTAGTCATTTTGTTGGTGAACAAATGATTACAATTCTGCTAACTTTTTTTGCCCTGATAGGGATTGTCGTAACGTTTTTCTTTCTTTATGTTTTATTTACTATTTACTACGAGGATTAAATGGAAAAAGAGCCTATACCTTTTGGCGGTTGGATGGAGCATGGTGACAATACGTACAAACATGATTCTGTAAATCACCCCAAGCACTACACCGCCCACCCATCGGGAATAGAGTGCATTCAGATTACCGAACACATGGGGTTTAATCTTGGCAACGCTATGAAATACATATGGCGGGCAGACGAGAAAAACAATGCGGTAGAAGATTTACGCAAGGCGGTTTGGTACGTTCAGCGTGAGATAGCTAAACGCATTAAATAGCGTTTAAACATGGCGACCAAAGATGAAAAAGATCACTTTAGAAAGCTCACGGAATTCGGGTGTGCGCTCTGCTACCACCTCGGCTACGAAGGGACTCCAGCGGAAATTCATCACATTAGACGAGGTGGCATACGAAGCAAGTCTCCTGTTATCCCGCTCTGCACGGAGCATCACCGAGGAAATTCCAGTATTCACGGACTGGGTAGAAAGTTGTTTGAGCGCACCTTTCAAACGACAGAAGAGGAACTCTTGGAAATGGTATCAGCCAAGTTCCCGCCACCAAACTAATAAGGAAATCAAATGATTGAACATATAGTAAAACC